TAGCAAAGATCCTCAATTCTCCAGAACAGTATCTTGGACTAAACAAAGACAAGATTTGATTCTGAATGATCAGGCTTTGTCTAAGGCTAGAGATAGTCTGATTGCAAAAATCAACCCAACTGCACATATTATTCAATCTGTCGGTGTTAATTCACAGTCAATTTATGTTGATAATGCATTCCCACTGTTTAGTGCTTATGATAATAGAGCTACACCTAATCAGGTTCCTGGAACGGGTATCAACGTAGTTAAGTTTAATAATGTTGATCGTGCTGATGCAACAGTTACGGTTTCTGCTGGTGGTACAGTTGTTTCTCCAGTCATTACAGATCCTGGCGCTGGATATGAATCGGTTCCCACTGTGGCTTTCGCTTCTACGATTCCACAGATCAAGGAAATCGGTAAGGACTGGACAGAACGTTCATCTTATACAGATGTTGAATATCAAGGTGTTGCTAGAAACATCTTTGGTATTTTTGTCGCAGTTGGTTCTACAACAGGAATCAATACATCTGCTGATGGTAAAACATGGGGTGACAGTGGAAACTCAACGACATTTGGTGATTTAAATGCGGTAGTTGGTATGAACACTCATACCATCATCGTTGGTGCATCTGGAACTGTTGGTTACTCTACTGATGGTAGAAATTACCAACCAGCCACAACTTACAGAAGAAGAAATGTTTTCCCTGTAATATTCTTTGATGACATCACAGTTCCC